CGTCATAAGCGATAAGATTTGGAAGCGCACGGCGTACCAAAGAAATCAAGATTGGGTCGAAGTTTTGAACACCACCAGTTACGTTTGTAGGACCTGGATCAGCTTCGTTCAAAGCAATGCGGTCTTGACGCATAGCTTGTTGTTGGTTTTCCAAAACAAGTGCTGTAACAGCTTTCTTGTATGGGTCTTTGATGGCTTCTAATTCTGGATGCTCCAGAACAGGTTGCCATTTCTTTTGTAGTTCTTCTGTCAAATACATTTTGTATCCTTTTTGTTATGTATTAGGGTTAATTACTTAACCATGGTTTGTGAAATGGTTTTTGCGTAGATACTGATTGAAGGATCATCAGAGAGAACTGGTTCTTTCTTTTCTTCTTCTACCAATACTTCGTCTAAAGCAGATGAATCCGCTACTTTAACATCAGACTTGAAATATGATTCTTTCAAAGTTGATAGTTTTGTACCAAATTCCTCATCAGTAGTAAATTCTACACCTTCTGCAAGTGATTTCAATTTTTCTACTTGAGTCTGCGTAAGGCCTTCACAAGCTGCGTAAATAGCCTCAAACTTTTTGTGCTCATTGAGTTCTTTTTTCATCTCAATAGCAGATTTGATTTGTTCGTTAACTGCTTCTTCCAGTTCTTCAACTTTAGAAGTCAACTCTTCAACAACATTCACTTTATCTTCTGGAATGTCAATGTAGTGATCTTCAAACAAACCTTTTAATCCAGTAATAAAATCTTCAACGATTTCGGCACGGAGACCTTTTTCGATTGCGATTTCATTGTCTTTGACCCACTCTTCTACCATGTAGTTGAGGTAGTCATCAACTTTAGCTGCCAAATCTTCTTTGATTTCTTCAACAGCAGCTTCAAATTCTTCTGCTAATTGAACTTCAGCTTCGGCAATAACTTCTTCTGCACGAGCAATAACGGCAGCTTCAAAAATTGTAGTGGCTTTGGCAACAAACTCTTCAGACAAATTCTCGCCTGAGAACATTGCGTCCATATCTTCTTTCATTTTTTCCTTAGCCATCATTTTTTTGATGAGTTTTTTATCTTCTGCTTCATCTTCGTGGCCTTCGTCTTTCTCTTCAGCAACGATTTCTTCGTCAGATTCGGTTTCTTCGTAAGTCTGAACACCAACAGAACCTTTGTTCAAAGGCATTTGGTTTTTACCAGTCTTACCTTCTGGTTGTTCTGCTGAACCTTGTTGTGAAGGCTGAGTAGACAACTTCTTCATTGGCTCTGAACCAACAGAAGGATTAGCACCAGGAGCAGTTGCAGTTGGTGTACCTTTTGTGTAGTCAGGATTAGCATCAGTTGTTTTGAGTGGTGTGTGACCAACATCAACTTCACCGGTGCCATAAGCAACATCGCCATTTAATTTAGATGGCTTGTCTTGACCAGATTGTTTGCCTTTAACAGTTCCTTGCAGAATGTCTTTAGCGGCTTCGGACAGATTAAATTTTCCCATTTTTGAAAATCTCCTTGATTTATTATGGATATTTATAATTAAAGTTTTTTGACTAATGATTCCCAAATGCGTAGACTTACTTTTTCAATATCAGCCTTAGAAGCTTCTTGAATCATCTTCTTTGCCTGATTATATTGCTGTTCAGTCCAAACACCATTAACCATTACCCATTCTTTGCCTTCCATGATACCTTGAACGAAAGCATTAGGAGCAGAGGGGTCTGCTACGATATCTGCCGCTGTGGCCAGATGAAAGTCATCTTGAACGATATTAATACCGTTAACAGATTTAAGAGAACCCATACCCCTAGAGGACACACCAATTTGTGCGCCACCTTCGATAAGGCTCTTAACTATGTTTCCCATAGGGGTGTCAAGAATTTTTGCTTTGCCTATCCAATCATTACCTTCTTGACGGAGACCAACAACCATGTGTGATACTCTGTCTAGATTGATAGATGGGGTGTCTGGATGACCCAGTTCACCAAAGGCACGATTTTTATTAATATATTGTTCTGTATATCTTTGCACTTCTTTGGCCATAGTTTCTTTTAGATACTTACGACCATTACGGTTTACCACTTCTGCTTGCAGAAATGGACCTTCAATGAAAAGAGTTTTCTTGCCGTCTTTCTCTTCAGCAAGATATTGTAATGATTCGGTGACTTCTGTTATTAACTTCATTATAGCCCCATAGCCTTTCTTTTTCTTATAGACATTAATCGTTTTCTCAACGACTGTCTTACTTTTGACCGTCTTTTAAATTTAGACCGTCTTGCACCCATCTTACGATGTCTGCGTTCTTGTGGTGTCATTCTTATTAACTTACCACCACGAATTGTGAAACCTGGTACTGATGACTTCTTAATTCTTCTTTGAACTTTACCTTTTCTGATTCTTACACGAATCAATTTGGTTCTACCCATTTTTTGGATATTACCTTCAGATAAATCTTCAACAATCTCTAATTCTAAATCTTCTAGTTTTTCTGCAACTAGTTCTTCTATTCTATCAAGAAGATGTTCTCTTGCCTCTTTTAGATTTCCACTAATAAGGCAATCAATAAAACTTTCCATATTATGGAGTTACGCCATAAGGAGGGTAGTTAAATGCAGCTGGGTCTTGGAACTGACCAGCACTATAGAATTGATTATTTTTATGTAATTCAATTATGATTGTGTAAGCCGCATTTGCAGTAGTGCCTACGGTTTTGATTGCAATGTTTCCTGTTGGATTGGTTGCAGTATTTGTAATAACTGGCAATTGATATTGTGGGTTGGTATCAATAGAACCAACACCTAATGCCATAATTGTGGAACTTGCAGAACCTTCCCACAACAATTGCAGGTGACCAACCTCAGCATCAACAGAAGCAATAACTCTTGAAACGGTTAATCCTGTACCAAACCCAGCGGAAACCGTATTACCAGTTTGATATGGCAAGTTGTTTGCGTTCATTGCATAAGCAAGTGCTTTAGCATTAATGAAAACGGTTTGAACTTCATCTCCACCGGCCGCATCAAAGAAACCAATCCGCTTGATGACGGTTCTCTTATTTGTGTCCAGTAATATTTGTGTAGTATTTGATGTTGCCATTTTTTGTCCTAATTAATTTTCTGTTTCTTCGTCCATACTACCAGTTGATGACCATTGCATGGCCGTATACGGTACTGTAACATATTTATTGATTTTGTCCACATAGTAAAGTGCAACTCTTTGATTATTAGGAAACTGTCGAACAGACTTGCGTTTCATAATTAAAACGGCAGGAGGATCCATAGAATCCTTGCTTTCCTTTTCATTCAAAGAACGAAACTCTTTAAGTGTTTTCAACTGATGTGTCCTGTTGTTCTGGTTGCATAATACTACGAGCAACTTCAATTTTTTTAGCGTCAATCTGTTGCATTACACGGTCATGAATTCCTGCATATAAAGCATCACGCATTTCTTTTGCGTTATCTTCAGCAGCGTAATCAATGATTTGTCTTGTATCCATTTTTTTCTCCAGTCAAAATATTTATAATATCTGTTTCAATTTGGTAAATACGCCTGGTGCCATTTCTTCTTTTTTAGATTGGAGTTTGGCTGAGGCTTCTTGTGCTTCTAAATCTATTTCTGCCTGATGTTGCGCTTGAATGTCTTGTTGGTCACCTTGAACATCACCAATCATTTGTGCTTGAGCAACTTGATTGGTAACTTCAACTGGTAATCCAAGTCCTTCTTCTTTTTCTTCATCTATTTCGGCTTGCATTTCTTTGATTTCATCATCAGTTAAACGCAATACATTTCTTTGAATCCAAGTCTGCGAGAAGTAACGACCAGTATATGCATCAACCGCTTGCAATAAAGACAATCTTTCTTTCATCAACTCAGCTTCTTTTAATTCTGAGAAGTTGTTATCTTTAATGAAGTCGTAGTAGATATTCTCTTTAAAAATATCCCACTCTTCAGCGGTACAAATACCTTTTAATACGCATTGAACACGAAGAGCCTGATTAAAAATTTCAGAGAATTTGTTACGCATACGGTCAACAAATTTAGAAAACTTTAATTCATCACGGGTAACTTCAGC